AAAAACTCAGCGTGCGACATCACAAAAGTGTGTTCTGTCTCTGTCGGTCCGGCAGGAGGGGTGTAGGGCATGACGCAAGGAGCTGCCCAGAAAGCCGTCGAACGCGCCGCCGCCCGGGACATTGATTATGGTCCCCCGCAGGACCTCCGGCGCCGGCGTAGGCTTGAAAAAGACACGGGGCGATGGAAGAAGTGGTATCTGGCCGACGCGTTTCCATTGCCGTGGGCTGGGTTCCACGTGTTGGCCAACGAAAGAACCCAGTCTGCCATCGAACACGCCGGGCAGCAGGCCATCGGCATCCCGCGCGGCTCCGGCAAGTCCACTGGGGCAAAGGGCGACATGCTTTGGGCACTGCTAACTGGGCGGAAGCGGTATGGGCTGCTGGTCGGATCCACGGCGAAAAAGGGCGCCGCCATGCTTGGTGACATCAAGAGCTGGCTGCGGTTCAACGAGCGCCTGGCGGCCGACTATCCAGAGGTCTGCATTCCGATCCGCGCCCTCGGCGGTATTCCACACCGCGCTCGGGCGCAGACCGCGTTCGGAAAACCGACCATGATTGAGTGGGGCGTCGACCGGCTCCGGCTGCCGGATTGCCCCCGCGTGCTGGCCAACGGAAAACACGTGCCGGCAGACAGTGCCTCGGCCATCGTCGACTGCGACGGAATCACGGGCGACATCCGAGGCCACTCGGTGGCGACGACGTCCGGGCAAATCCTTCGGCCGGATCTGGCGCTGTGCGATGACCCCCAGACCCGCGAGTCCGCTAAAAGCACGGAGCAGACCAAAGACCGGCTGGCCACGATCCAGGCCGATGTCGCGCAGTCGGCCGGGCCCGGTTCGCCGATGACCGTGCTGGCGCTGGTGACCATCATTTACCGAAACGATCTGGCCGACCAGCTACTGCAGTCCAAAGAGTGGCGACCTGTCAAGGCGCCCATGGTGCTGAGTTGGCCGAAGAACATAGATATGTGGGAGCACCCGTACAACGAGGCGCGGCTAGCCGGGATCGAAGCCGACGATGAAGGGAAGCGCGCCCGGGCGTTTATTCGGGCCAACAAGGCCGCGCTGTATGACGGAGCCGCCGTCTCATGGCCGCAGCGGTACGACGCCGGCGAGCTGGACGGGATCCAGCACGCCATGAACCTCTACCTGAAATACGGGAAGAAGGCGTTTTTCTCTGAGTATCAGCTGGAGCCGCTGGAGGAAGTAGCTACGATTTTCGAACTCCCGCGCGACTTGGTGGCCAAAAGGACCAACGGGCTTGAATCTCTTCAGGCCCCCGAGAACGCGGCTTCGATATTCTGCCAGGTCGACATCAACGCCGACGGCCTGCGCTGGGCCATTGGGTCTGCCTCGAATCTCGGAGCCGTTAACGTCCTGGCATACGGAATTCATCCTGGAAACGGAGGCATGTTGATCCCGGACAAAGCCAGCGAGGCGGTTTCCATCATGCGCGGGCTGACCGGTTTGGATGCCGAACTCTCCGCCCTCTCCGTGATGCGCGGGCTTGAGCGAATGCCGATCGACTTGGTGCTGCTCGACTGCGGCGGCACGTGGATGCAAACCGTGTTCGACTGGCTGGGCACATCGGCAAAGCGGTCCGGGTTGCCGTGGCTGGCCTCCCGCGGCTGGTCGGCAAACTCCTACGCCCCCTCGCGCAACCGGATTGGCCGGCCCGGGGAGCGTTGGCACATGGCGCGATGGCCCGGCAAGGGCAAGGTGATTGTGTTCGACAATGATTTTTGGCGCCATCGGCAGCAACGAGGCTGGCTGATTCCCGTCGGGACGCCAGACTCGATCGCGCTGTTCGGAGACGGAAAAGTTCCACACACGGAATTTGCCGACGGGGTTGTATGCGAACGCCTGGCGGCAATGGCCGAAACCGACAAGGGTACGCTTTACAAGTGGACCATGGCAAAAGGATCACGGAACGACTGGGGTGACGTGGCCACGGGCCTTTATGTGGCTGCGTCCAAATTGGGTTTGTCTGCAGGTGAAGAAGGAGGGGAGGAAAAAGGCGGGAAGCGAAAGAAGGCAAAACGAGTACCACAGGTTTTAATCAACAGAGCAGGAGGATGAATATGAAAAAGCAAAAGCCAGTGTCCAACAGAACGCCGGTGCCCCCGGCCGGCCCCGAACCGGATCAGATCGAAACGCGCGCTCCGGTTGTCAGCGTCCGTGATCCAGGAAGCGCCACGTGGGTTGTTCATCAACCCCCGGCCAGGACCCCGCAACAGGCGCCGGCGCCTGCACGCGGGAACCCGGTGATCGTGCGCGTTGAGGTACCGAAGTGTCCGAAGTGCGGACACACCGTGTTTCGTGGCGGAGGAACGAGCCGTCCGAACATCAGCACGCGTGAGATGATGAGGTATCGCCAGTGCGCAAACTGCGGGACCAGCCACTGGCAGGCATGGCCAATGGACGAAAAACAGCTTAAAGAGCACAACTGCGCCTAGTTTTGTTCTACGGGTAGAACAAAACCCCGTTGACCCTATTGACGAACGCAAGATCGCTGTTATTTTGGACTCATGTGACGATTGGGTGATTGACAACAGAATACGGGCCGGTAGCCAGGACTGATCATCCTGTTGACGGCAAATGATAAGGCGCACCGTTGTACAGCGCGGTGCGCCTTTTTTATTTGCTCTGGCCCTGAACCAAGGAAACGCGGTGGATCCTCTGGAACTTCTTCCGACCACGCTTCACGGCGGCGAGACGATCGCCGTCGAGATCATCGTTTCTGGGTATCTTCCCTCCACCCACACGCTGGCGTATCAGTTCACGCACTCCAGTGCGCTGACGGTTACGGCCGCCGCAAACCAAGCTGGAACCGGATGGAACTTAATCGTTCCGGCCACGGAAACTGTGAAGTGGGCTGGCGGCCTGATGCGGTTTGTCGGCCTTGCGACAAGGACGGCTGACTCCGTCGTAACCGCAGTCGACGAAGGATCCATCGCCATCACCGTATCGCCGTTCTTCGTGGCGTGGGCCACGACGGCCCTGGCTGCTATCGAAGCCGCCATCACCGGCCGGGCCACCGACGCCCAGAAGCGCGTCGGCGTGGGGGACTTGACCGTGGAAGGCATGACGTTGGACGAGCTCATGAAGGCTCGGATCTGGCTGCAGGCTGAATCTCGGAAGGCGCAGCGCGGCGGAACCCCGAAACGCATCATCCTGTCGAGGTTCACTTGAAATTCACCTTTGACAGCTCGCCAACACCGGCCGCCGCTCCGGCACCGACCGCACCAGAGCGTCGCGAAAAGCGGCCGGTTCATCTGGTCCAGGGTCGGTCATTCATGGCCGCAGAGACAGACCGGCTGCTGGCCGGGTGGAAATTCGACAGCGGGTTTTCAGCACAAGACATAGCGGGGCAACTGGGCACGATTCGCGCCCGCTCCCGGGACATGCAGAAAAACAGCCCCCACTTCCGGAAATTCCTGCTGCAGGTCGCCACCAACCTGGTGGGGGAAGGATTCTCGTTTAAGTCGATGCCTCAGGACGGTCCGCCTTCGGCCCGCCGGTTGGACAAGCAGGCGGCCGACTTCATCGAATACCACTTCTGGCGCTGGTCCACCTACCGGGATCCGCTGACAGGCCGCACCTACGCCGATCTGACTGGCCGAAAGACAGGCCCCGAGATCGACCGCATGAACGCCAAGGGGTGGGCCCGGGACGGTGAATATTTCATGCTGATCGAGGTGGCGGACAACCCCTATGGCTTTGCCTTGCGCGTGGTCCGGCCGGATGCCTGCGATGAGAAATACAACTGCGCCCGGCTTCCGAACGGCAACGAGGTCGTTTGCGGCGTCGAGCGTCGGCCGGACACGCAGGCTCCGGTGGCCTACTACTTCCGGACCACTGCCGACCACGCTTATGTCACGACCCCTTACGGCGGTTACCTGACGCGGATCCCGGCCTCCAGGGTGGTCCATGTTTTCACGCCCGAGGATGAGGGGCAGCCCAGGGGCATCCCGTGGGGCCATGCGATTTTGCGCAAACTGAAAATGCTGGAAGAATGGGACACGGCAGAACTCACCGCCGCGCGCGATGAAAACTGCACCGTTCGCCACTATGAGAGCAAGCAGGGCGTGGGCGACGCGGAAGACTTCACCGACCTGCAGACCAGCGACGATCCGGCCGACCAGGCCGTCGCCAAAGCCATGATCCAGGACAAGGCCCCCGGACAATCGGAGATCGTGCCGTATGGCTACGAGCTCAAGACGTCCACCCCGCAGCACCCCAACCGAGAAGTGACCGCATTTAAGGCCACCATGCTGCGCGACGTGGCGTCAGGCCTGGGCGTCGAGTACGCCAACTTTGCCAACGACTGGGCAGGCGTATCGTTTTCGTCCGTGCGCTTGGGCACGATCAGCGAGCGCGATTTCTGGATGATGCTGCAGGCCGACATGATCAGCCAGGACAAGTCCCGGGTGTTCATGCTCTGGCTGCGATCGTTCCTGTCGCTGTCCATCTCTGGCGAGTTTCCTCCCGAGAAATACGACAAGTTCAGCGAGCACCAGTTCCGCGGCCGCCGATGGATGTGGGTCGACCCCATGCGCGACATGGCCAGCGCCGTCATCGCCAGGGACCACGGATGGAAAACCGACACGGACATCACGTCCGATATGGGCGGCGATTTCGGCGACAATATCGCCACCATCAAGAACGAAACGCAGGACGTCAAGGGGACGCGCCTGGAGGCAAAGGGGCCTGTTGCCGGAGGTTCGACGCCGGCCAGCCGAGCCGCCGCGATTCTTGAGTCCGTCGCCAAAATCACAGCCGCCGACGAAAAGGAAAACCAAGATGAAGACTGAAAAGCGCCAGACCCCCGAAGGCATGCAGTTCCGCTCCGTCGAGTTGCGCGCCGATCCAGCCGCCGATGGGAAGCCGGCTGTTGTTCGAATGTCCGTTTCCAGCGAGGCGCCCGTGTTGACCTGCGCTCGGTATAACGGCGAATACCAGCGCGTTTACGAGGTGCTGGACCACAAGCCGGAATCGATCGACATGTCCCGCTGCGCCGACGGATTGGTCATCCAGGACACCCACTGGGGCGATCAGGTCGGCCTGATGCGGGTCGAGGTCAAGGACGGCAAGATGGGTGGACCTGTTGAGTTTTGCACGGGCCAGCGTGCCCAGGACATAGCGGCGGATGCGGCGAAGGGCCTGAGGAAGAACGTCAGCGTTGGTTACGTTGTCGCTTCCGACGGTTACCGCCTCGAAGGGGAAAAAGACGGGATCCCGGTGGTACGGGCTACCCGTTGGATGCCCTACGAGGCCTCTTTTGTCCCTGTCCCTGCCGATGTGACCGTGGGTGTTGGCCGGAGTGCCGAAATGGAAACTGCGGGAAAAACTCCCGCGCAAACCGTGAGGAAGAACATGAACGAGAAGCCCGAAGCCCCGAAACTCGACGCCGATCAGGTTGTCGAAATCTACCGCCTCGCCCGCGCCTTCGATATGGAGCACGGCCTGGCCGACGAGCACATCCGGTCCGGCAAGACCGTCGAGGAGTTCCGCTCGCTGACGCTGAAAAAGGTCGAGGCGGACAAGATCGAGGCTGCCAAGCAGCGCGCCTCCCAGAAGCCCGACCGCCCCGCGGGCCTCGACAAGCCCAAGGACGTCCTGGACGAGCAGGAGCGCCGGGAAGTCGGCAAGCGCTACAACGTGATGAACGTGCTGCGCTACATGGACGAGGTCAAGCAGGGCCGTGCTGTCACCGACATCGGTTTTGAGCTGGAAGTGTCCAAGACCATCGCCAAGCGCTCGGGCAAGGGCGCGCAGGGCATCCTGATGCCCCACTCGGCCATGGTCAGCTTCCGCGCCTCCGACCCCTTCCTCAAGGGCTCGAACGGCTCGAACATGGTGCAGACCACGCTGCTCCCCATGATCGAAGCACTGCGCACGCGCATGACGCTGGCGCGGGCCGGCGCGACGATTCTCTCCGGCCTGGTCGGCGATGTCGCCATCCCCAAGGGCGGCACGATCACGGGCGGGTGGGTTGACGGCGAAAACGGCGCCGGGACCGAAGGCAAGCCCACCATCGGGCAGGTCACCGGAACGCCGCACACGGCGTCGGGCTGGACACAGATCAGCCGCCGTCTCATGGTGCAGTCCTCGGTGGACGTGGAGATGTTCGTGCAAAACGAACTGCTCCGCACCATCGAGCGCCTCATCGAGGTGGCCGGGTTCACCGGTACCAACGCCAACGGGCAGCCCAAGGGCCTGAAGAGCTGGACGGGCGTCAACAACCCCTCCATCGCCGTGGCCGGCACGCCGACCTGGCTCGAGGTCCTGACGTTCCTCTCGGACATCGAGTCCGACATGGCGGCCGGCGAAAACATGAGCTGGATCATGAGGCCCAACGTCATGGCCAAGCTGGCCAGCCTGCCCAAGATCGCCGACAAGGGCGAGGGCTTCCTCCTGGACATCGTGAGCAAGCAGATGGCCGGGTTCGCCTACCAGCAGACGATGAACGTTTCCGCCAAGTCGCTCTGGTTCGGCGACTGGTCGCAGCTCGTCATCGGGCTGTGGAGCGGCGTGGACATCGTCTCCGACCCGTACAGCTCCGGATCCTCCGGCGCCATCAACGTCTATGCCCTTCAGGACACGGACATCATGGTTCGCCAGGGCGAAGCGTTCGCGTTCAACGAGGCGGTGCTGGCCTAGTAAGCCGCCCACCCTCGTAACAGGGGGCGGTTTTCGTGGGGCCGTCTGGTAAGCCCAGCGGCCCCGATTTTGAAAATTCACAACGAGAAACCTAAATGAAAAAGCTGATCAGTATCGCGCTCATCGGAATCGCGGCCGTGTTGTCGTATGCGGCCCTGGACACGGCGCAGACCTATCACGATGTCGTCATCCCGGCCACCGCTCCGGGATACACCATCACCGGCTCCGCTGTCGACACCATCGATTACAAGGGATTCGGCACCGTGGTGGTTTCGGTGGGGGTTACCGCCAACACCAACCGGATCGAGTCCTTCACCAACATCGTGACGATCCAGAAGGGCACCACCAGCACGGGCGCCTGGACGACTGTCACGGCGGTGACGAACGTCTACGTGACCAACACCGCAACCTATACGCGCTCGGCCGAGCTGCCTATCGATTTAGGGGCTGGTGGGCGGTATCTGCGCGGGACGGTCACGAACAAAAATGACGCGGCCCCGGTTGCCGTGTGGATTAACGCTCCGAAATAAATCATTCAGGCCGGGGACTCAGGCAGAGTCTCCGGCCGCCCTTGGAAATCAACCATGTCCCTTCAACTGTCAGCGAGACGCGCATTTGCCACGATGAAAACCATCGTGCCGGAAGCGGTTGTCATCGTGGCGTACAAGGGAAAATCATCTTCCGGAATCCGCGGCACTACGGCGCAGTCAAGCGAAACCGGGGACGGTGGCGACAAGGGAGTAATTTCGGGCTCAGTCAAAGTGGACGCGTCCGAGTTGGACATCCCGGAGCGCGGGGACACTGTAGAAGTTGGCGGAAAAACAGCATTTGTAAGTCAAGTTCAGTTTGACGCAGTTCAGGCGCTGATGAAAATTGACTACACTTTGTGCAAAGACGTTTCCGAGGAGGGTGTATGAAAAGCCGCCCCACCACCATGCGCGCCCTAGGAGACTGGAACGCAGAGATCCAGGTCCCGCTCGCCAATGCGCTGGCCGTCACCGTCGAGACGACCGGAAAGACTGGGGCGGAGGCCTGCGCGCGGGCCATGGTCATGATGGCGCAGTCCGCCAAAAACCTCACCCCTGCGGCTAATAAGAACCGGCCCGTTCTGCGCGAAACGTGGGGCCAGAACGTTGAATACGTCGAGGTTTACAGGCAGGGGCCGGGCTCCGACAGCGCCGGCTTCTCCAAGCTGCACCGCTTCCGCTTTTCTCCGCAGGCAAAGGACCGTCTCGATGGAACGTGGGAGAAGGCCCGCCGCATCATGGCCGCCGGCCTGTCCAAGCGTTCATGGTTCTGGGGCCTGCGCGGGCTGCCAGGCGCCCCGTCGATTCCGGGCAAACCGATCCGCGGCGTGACGACCCTCTTCACGATCAACGGCACGAACACGGCCGGATACGAGCTCACGGACCGAATCAAGTTCCTGGCGAAAATCCTACCGGCCGGCTGGCGGGCCGCCGTCGAGCGGGCCGCCGTCAACCGCATCATGGCCGTCGCCAAGAAGAAGATCGGCAAGGACTTCCAGGCGGACATGCGCCGGTCCTCGCGAAACCAGGCCCGCTCCGCCCGCGAAGCACAGGCCGTCGTTGTGGATATCGGGCGCTTTTTCAAAAAGGTGGCCGCGTGAACATTGCCATCGAAGATTATGCCGAGGACGCTCTGGTCGCTCTCTTGAAGGGCAAGCTGCCCGGCGAGGTCGATCTGCGCCCGGCGTACCTCGTCGAGCCGGTCCGGTACCCGGCCGTCATCGTGGCCGTCACCGGGAACGGCAACAACGGAACGCATCAGTCTGTCACGGCCCCTCGCGCCCTGACAATCGAGGTCCAGCTGATCACCGAGTACAAGAACCTGAAGGACAAGAAAACCGACGCGCTCGTGATGACCAGCCGCGAAATGGGTCTTGTCCTGCGCCGGGCCGTGACCCGGATCCTCGCGCAGGTCGATCTGGTGGAGCAGCTCAACGCGTCACCGGACGTCATTTTCTCGACGTGCTTTATGGGCGAGATCCGGCGCGGGAACGCCGGGACCGAGATCGAAACCGTCATTCCCCTCGAGGCGATCGCCGTCGCCCGCAATCAGGAGCCCTGACAAATGGCCAACGAAGTCACTATTCAGACCGCGGTCAGCTACTCCAAGAACGGGAAGACGCTGACTCTTCCGGCCGTCACCACGTCGCTTACCGTGTCCGGGAACGGCGTCGTGCATGGCGTGAAGTCGATCGGTTACGCGGCGGCCGAGGCCCTTGCTTTGGGCGGCGTGACAACTTCCGGTTACGCCAAGTTCCGGAACCTCGACGCGACCAACGCGATCCGGATCGGGTGGGACGCCTCCGGGTTCGTCTACTTCACGGAGATCCCGGCCGGCAAGGAGATCACCGTGTTTCTCAAGGCGGCGCCCTGGGCGCAGGCGCTGACGGCGGCGGTGCTTCTCGAGTACACCATTTTCGACGTTTAACGGCAACACGAAGAAAGGACGGAGAGTATGCCAGGCGGAACAGAACAGGCCCCGAGCACTTACATTGTCGGCGGGATGCCAACCCTCTCGGGTTGGGAGGTTCATGACGTCAAGCGCGGGTTCGTCGAGGACTCGGAAGACCGCAAGACCCCCCTCGGGCAGCACAAGTGCAAGATCACCTACAGCCGCCGGCAGACGCTCTCCATGCGCCTGGTGGCCCTGACGGGCGCGTCCGTGCACACCTACACCACCGGCGGCACGGTGGCCTCCGGCGTCTTCACGCTGGCGGACGGCAGCACGGCGACGGCCTGGGACATCCAGAGCGCGGAAGAGGTTCCGACGCGCGGACCCATGGAAGTCAACCTGTCGCTGATCCAGCAGGGCGACATGCTGGCCGTGTCCTAATCCGGGAGGACTCACCCTTGCGCGTTTCCTCCTGGCTTTATGCGGCCGTTATGGCAGACCGATGGCGCGTGGCGGATGTCCGCTGCTCCGCGCTGTCGGTCTGGCACCATTTCGCCCTGGAGGAGTTGCGCAACCCGATCGCGTGGGACATGCCGGAACCCGACATGGACGCGGCCGCACAGATGCTGATGATCTGCTCGCGCCGCTACAGAGACGGGAAGCAGTTGTTCCTTCACGCCTCCGTGAGGGAGCGCGCGCAGATGAGCATGTACCGCACGCTCGCCCGGCAGCGCTCGCAGGATGTCATCGCTCAGTGTCAGGACTACTACCGCACGTGCACCCGCACCCCGGCCCGCAAACAGCCGGCCGTTCAACTGGTCGGCGGCGCTCGTATCCAGAAGAGCGACGACCGCCGGCTGATCGTCGCGCCCCAGCAGTGGGTGCTGGTCGACTTCATCGCCCGCGGCGATCCGGACCGCATGGCCGCCGCGTGGGATACGCCGTATGCCACAGCGCAGTGCCTCTACGACGCCCACCGCAACGCTGCCGGCGAAGACAACGATCTCGAATCCCGAGCCGATGAGGCCCGGACAGACTCCTGGCTCGAAAGAGAATCCCAACGAAAGGCGGCCGCGTCATGAGCGAAGTCTGGACCAAGCTGCGCGCCGTCCTATCGCTCGATCCGGCCGAGTTCAAGGCCGGCGCCAAGGATGTAGCGTCCGCAACGACCGGCATGCAGAGCGTCGTCATGAAGGCCGCCGGCGCCATGGGCGTCGCGTTCTCGGCGGCCGCCGTGCTCAACTACGCCAAGGAGATCGCCAGGGCCGCAAACGAGACGGTGGACGCAGCCAAGGGGCTCGACATGACCACCGCCTCGCTTGTCGGGCTCCAGCGTGTCGCCGGCCGGCAGGGCACACAGGGCGACGCGGTGATCCGCTGGCTGCAGAAGCTGCAAGACATGTCCGCTGATCTGGCCACGTCCGGCGGCAACAGCCCGCTCGGAAAGCAGCTCGAGGCCATGGGCATCAGCGTGCGCGATTTTGTCGGCCTTCCCCTTCCCGAGCGGCTCATGCTGCTCATCCAGAAGTCGAACGAATCGGCGCTTGGCGTGAGCGCCTTGAATGCGGCTCTCGGCAAGGGCGCCGCTATCGAGGCCAAGGACGCTTTCAGCGATCTGGCCAAGGACGGGCTGGGCTCGATCACGACAGAGGCCAACCGGGCGGCAAAGGCCATCGAGACCCTGGCCAGTGTCTGGGCCGGCGGAGAGCGCGGAAGCGCCGGGCTGAAGAACTGGGCGGGGGAAAAGCTCGCCAACATCGTGGACATGAACCGGCTGATCCTGAAGGCCTCGCGCGGCGGCGGCCCGGCCCCCACCGGGATAAACGCGGCGGCGGAGGGCATCGGCGCGGCGCTTGGAACCGTGGCGATGAACATCATCGGCATCATCCACGGGCCGTGGTACACGAAACTCTACCGCTCGATGGAAACAGCGGCGGCATCCTCAACCGGGCTCGGGCAAGGCGGCAAGTTCGGCGGCCGCGGCGCCAGTGGAAAATGGGGGCCGGCCGGCGAAACCGAGCTGCAGCAGCAGATGCGCCTGGCTGAGGAAAAGCGGGTTGGAGACAGCAAGGACAAAAGCGAGAAGGCGGTCCGAGCGCTGCACGACGAATACGAGAAGATCATCGCCGCCAGCCTGGAAGGCGAGGCCAAGCTGCGCGACGAGATCGTCGGGGCCAAGATGGATTACGAGCAGGCCCTCCAGGATATCGAAAAAAAGTATGCCCGCGACACGAAGGACGAGAAGAACGCCGACGTCCTCGCTTCGCTGAAGTTAGAGCACGACCAGACGGTGACCATGCTGGGAAACATCCGGAACGCCCGGATCCGAGCCTCGGAGAAACAGCTCCAGGAGCTCCAGTGGAAAAGCCAGTACGCCGCCATCATCGACGTGACGGCCGCCGAAAAGAATCTGGCCGAGGCGACAAAAAACGCTTTGCGTTCTGCGTCCGGCCGCGGCGTGAGCGCCGACTCGATGGCCAAGATCGGCGGCTTTATGGGAGGCGAGCGGCCAGGTCTTGCGATCGCCGACAAGCAGCTGCGCGTTCAGGAGGAGATCCGGGACGCCGTTAAAGCCCTTCAAATGGCCAAGGCGATCTATGAAAACGAGCGGAACATGCACGGCGTGACCAGCATCGAGCAAGTCGGAGGGAGCTGATATGCCCGGCGGAACCCAAACATCACCGTCCGCAGCCGATCCGCTGACCCTCACGGTCATCAGGACAACCGCGATCGGAAGCGGGCAGATCACGCAAGAGCGCTACGAGGGCCCTGTCGCCGACCTGGAAGCCAAGGAGGCCGCCCTGATAGCCGGCTCCGGGCTGAGCAAACTGTCTCAGCTGGTCCTGACCCACAGCGAAGGACGCGGGGCCCTGCAGGCGTCCTACGAGCGCCTCGCGTCCGGCATCGGTCCGGAGGATGAATCCATCCAGGAGCTCTACGGAATTGACATCATCCGGGACATTTTCACGGCGCCCTATTGGAAGGCCCAAGGCCTGACCAATGCCGACATCATGAAAGTGCGCAACCTGTGGGAGCGGCAGATCCCGGAAGCCGACCCGATGTACGACCAACTGACATCCGGCTGGCCGCCGGCCTGCTACACACTTTACGGGCACCTCGTCAACGGGCAGGACAGCTACATCGACACCATGTACGAGCTGCGGGAGACCTACCGCGTGACCAGCGCCCGCTCGCTGCGCAAGGCCAGCTCCGACCCCAACAAGGTCGTGACCCTGCCAGCCCTTGGCCAGACGCTGCGCTCGCTGATCGACAGCCTTCCGGCCGGCGAGTGGCTGAAAAAGCCCACGGTCGTTCTGTCTGTCGGCCGGAATTTCTGGGACGTGAAAACCGTTTATCACCTGATGCCGAAGTGGTCCGTCATTTACGGCGGCACCTTTACGGGAGTGAACGCATGAACAGGAGCCCCGCCATGAAGTGTTTTCTCCGCTTGCTCGCCGTCGCCTGTTTCGCCTCGCCGCTCTATCAGGCCCGCGCAGACGCCCCCGCTCCGATCCCCGTCACGATCGATTCCAGGTTCCAGGAAGCACCGCGGATCGAGGCGTTTCGCGCCAACACTCGGACCTACCGAGTTTCGTTCAAGGACGGCGGCGCGGCTTCCGACCTCACAAACACCGTTCCCTTCATGCACTGGGGCACGAACGCGCTGGCGGCCGGCGTGAGCACGTCCACGTGGGCGTTCGTCGGGGCCACCACGTCCGGCATCGTTGACTTCACGTTTGATGCCGGAGCCCTGAACTATACGCCTGGCCGTTATGTTTACGAGGCCGGAGTTCTGGCCGGAAGCAACCCAAAAACCTACCGCAAGGGCGTCATTCAAATTCTGCCGAGCATGATCGGGTCCGGAGCCGCATCTATTACTTGGACCACCAACGTGGACTGGTCCGCCATCAGCTGGCGCAATCTGCCCGACTACAAGACCGGGGCGCAGGTGAGCAACATCGTGGCCGGCATCGTGGCCACGAACACGCCAACCCTTGTCGAGAGTGACCCGATCGCGGTTGAATGGTTCAGCACCAACAACTACCTGCGCTCGGACGAAAACGGGTATGTCACATTCATGGGAGCCGGCACCCCGGATCGGATCCTGTTCAGGAATTACACCGGGCTTGACCCCATGCGTGGCATCGTGTGGAACACCGCCAACGGAACTTGGGAGCTAGTTCAAGGGGGGACCAACACCTTGCGGCTGAGCAATACCCCGGCCCACCCGAACCTTAACAACGATATCTTTGAGATGGGCTTCCGCTATCTCCGATGGGGCGGGGAGACCCGGAGCAACTGGCCGGCGTCTCCTCCGACCGCTTCCTCTTGGCGGAATCCGGAATGGTTCAACCTGGTGTGGGCCAACTCCCCCACGTCCTGCCCTGACTCCACAACCTACCGGACCAACCTGGACCAGGTCATCGAGCGGCAAGGGTACAACATGGTCAAATACGACCGTGTTGCGCAGATCTCGGACCAGCATGAATTCTTTGAGCTGGACTTCAGTGTCGCGCCGGCCGAACGGGCAAGCGTGTCTTCGAACGGATACATGACGCACATCGCCGACGGCGTCGTCACGGCGGCTGTCACTGCAACATCCTTCGGTAGGACCAACGTTTTGGTTATGCGAACGGAGGGAATGGCGATCGATCGGTACTGGGACGGAGCGGAAGCCAGCCTCAGGGCGGCCATCATCAGCAACGTGACGGCCGGCGTCGGCACGACCGGGGCTACCATGCGGACGTTCTCCACATACGAGACCAACGGGACCGCCTTCGTTCGCTCCACAAACCTCTGGATCCGCCCGGCGCCTGAGTGCGTTGCGGCCTGGAACAGCCGGGTGCAGCCCTGGCACGGCGGCGGCGTCCTGATAACCCCCCGCCATGCGATCACGGCGGGCCACGCTTCATTCCGGCCCCAGGTCGGCGACACGGTCAAATGGGTCGACGCCACAAACGGGATCTGGGCGGCGACGGTGGACGCGGAAGTCCGGGTTGCGGCGGATATCGCCATGATCCGTCTAGACGCGGAAATACCAGTCCCCGTCGCGAAGCTGATCGCGGATCCGGCCGGGTCGCTGCCAACGGGCATCCGGGAAATACCGCTTGCCTGTGGCGAGGTCCACTTCGGAGGCCATGAATTCCAGTTGGTCGTAGGTGGATCGGAGGGGTGGAACGAGCGAGGATATACCGGGATCTCATGGTGGAAGGCGGCGGAGAAACCGGCCTGGCGCGCTCTCTTCCGTCACTACCCAGTCAGCGGCGATTCATCCCAGCCAGTCCTGTTCTCGACCGGGACCGACTTCGTGCTGCTGTTTTGCCTCTACTACCCGACCAGCGGCCCGAGCGTCCACTCCTACCTCGAAGAGATTCAGGCGGCGATCGCGGCCTGGGGCGATCCGGATACGCTGTCCTACCTCGACGTAACCCCCTACACGGAGTTTTAGCCATGAAGCGGTTTCTGATCTGTGCCTTGCTCTGCGCCAGCGTCGCGTCCGCTGACCGGCTCTACGTTCCGAAGGTCGGTCCGAACGAGACCCCGGTCCTAGAAGATGGGGAACTCGCTGTCGGGGTGTTCCCTGACGGGGAACCGATCACCATCAAGATCGGGGACGGGCTCACCAGCGGGGGCCGGACTTTGTTCGACGCCCGGACCACGATCCGGACTTCGCCTATTCAGGCAATCCAGGAAAAGGACTATGCCGTCTCTCTGTCCGGATCCGCGTACTGGACGAACGGCCTGATCTCGCTGTTCACCCCGGACACGGTGGCGAGCACGAACGAGGGCGTCGTCACGATCACGCTGCTGTTTGCCGATCAGAAGATCCAGGCGGTCCGGACGACCGACACCGGCCGGGACTATTCGCTGACCACGCGGATCGCCGCTGACGGCCGGACTGCCACGCTGACGGGCAAGATGCAGAACCTGAACTACCCCGGCGTCCACCCGACGATAGAAGGGTACATCGAGGCGTTTCAAATAGACGTCTACGCGGACCGAGACCTGGTCGGGAACACCAACGACCTCCGCGGCATGTCGCTGCTGGTCCGGCACCCGGCGGCCGCCTCGGGGAAGACGAACCAGACGGATTACCTCGCTGTGTCCAAGGGCTATTATGAATTCGTCGTTCAGGACGCGGTGTCGCTCTGGTCCGGACACCCGGCACTGTCCCCGTTGACGATCCGGGCTGGGCAGCGGATCGATGACGGAATCAGCCTTCAGCAGCGGTTCAACTGGACCTACAAGCCGAACGGCTACCTGACCCTGGCCCACGAGAGCGATGCCGTGTCGCCCGTGCTGGCGATCGAGGCCATGGACCCGTACCCGTGGATTATCACGGAATCAACCGGCGACGTGTCCACCATCGAGTTCACGACCAACGGGATCGCCGGCGTTTTCCGCCTTCAGACTTCCACCAACCTGATCACCGGAGGCTGGACAACCGCCCGGCCGCTTTCGACCAACGCGGCGCCGGCCGGTTATGCGTCGATTACGGCCAGCAACACCCTGGCCGGCAGCAAGTCGTTCTGGCGGGTATCCGTGAGCAACGCCGTGCAAGCCACAGCCCGCGCGAAATTTGGCGTACCGGTGCAGGCCCCCCGCTTCGAGCTAGGTGACGACACCTGGCTGTACTGGTCCAACGGGCTCCGGATTAAATCGGGGTCATCCAACGGATTGGTGAACGTAACATGGTGAACACTTTGGAAACGTCGAGCAAAACCAGTCAGGCCTCCGCCGCGGGTGCGTCGGTCCGCCTGCCTGGGGATTCGGCCGGCGCCGTACCTACGTCGGCCGGGTCACCCGAGCGCCGTTTCCTGTTTTCTTTCCGCCACAGCCAGCCGGGCCCCCTCCCCGGAATATGCGTGTCTACCGCCGCGCTGCTGGTTGTGGCGGTCTTTTTGACCGGGTGCCGTACCAACGTCTACATCATGGGGCTGGATCCGGCGCCCGAGAAAATCACGGTGCTGAACGGGGTATTCTGGCGGTCGGCTGGTGGCGAGGGGACCGGCGCCGTCAGCAACGCCATCAGTGGGGGCGGGAGTCCACAGTTCAAGGCGGCATTGAAATAAAGGGGGGAGCATGAAAACGGTATCGTGCAAGGTGGTAAAGGAGACTTCGCTCGACATGGTCGGGATCGACGGCGTGAGCATCGCCATGGGGCCCGACAAGCGCCCGCGGATCGCGGCCCACAGATCGGACAAAACCGTCCGCTACTTCCGGATCCGTGAGGGGGGCTTGGACCACTTCATCGTGGCGCGGGCGACATCGGCCAAGGGGCCGAACAACATGCCGGTGGTGGACTGCTACACGCCCTACGTGGCCTCGAGCGCCGTCGGTGATGTTGTCACCTGGCGCAACCGGATGAAGGGCGCGGCCACCACGGCCAACCACGGCCCGGCCATATGCATCATCCCCGCCGGCAAGACCCCCGGCCCGGCCGTGTTTCACGGGTTCACCAACGGCGGGGTGCGCCCGATCTTCGACGGCGACGACCCTGCCCAGGTCGAGCTGTGGTCCAAGATGGGCGCATACGAGATCTTCGACATCGCCACCCAAACGCGGGTGCGGCTCGGGACAGACTCGATCGGGGCCACGGGTGAGCACCTGGCCGTTGCCACCGGCGGCTGGCGCGGGTTCGGCGGGTGCTCGTCGAAAGACAACAGCCGCGTCATGCGGCGCGGCCACACGGGCCGGGTAGACGTGGTGGACTGCGATGTGTTCCCGAAGGCCGGAGACGATGTCTACGGGTACGTCGGCATCTGCGCCAACGGGGACGCGTGCTATTTCTTCATGGCGGTGGACGGATATCTGCGGATGAACATCATCAAGGACGGCGTGGCGCTGATCGCCCCCGGCGTCCTTTTCACCATCGGGCCGGCTTCCCGCATGCCCCGCCACCCCGTCTATGCCTGCGTCATCCGCAAGCGCGTGGTGGCCTTCTGGACTCTCGGCGGGAACATTATGTATGCGGACGTGGACGGGGTGCGGGCGGGCGCCTGCAAGCCCGCCGTGCTGTGCGCCGGGGACTATGCGGCCGCCGTCACCACGGGTCAGGGCGCGGCCTTGGCGGTGGCGCGCAAGGGGGCGCTGTACCTGGTAAACGTTGAAACGGTGAAGCAGTAGGGGGGTGGTCATGGGACTGATCGACATTTTAGCGAACACGGCGCAGGCCGCCAACGACTCGGCCATGTCGCAGATCGAGCAGCGCGCGCGGGTTGCCGTCGAACAGGTTGCCGAGCACAAACGGTCAGATAAGCGCACGCCGTGCGGGCACATCCACTTTGACGTGGTGGAGGCCATCCAAGCGCTGTACGCCATGGGCTACATCCCGTCCT